CATGTGTGAGCACTTTTTCAACCTGAATTGAACGCCTCCGTTTGTCGGATTGTATGGATTGTCGGATTGTATTGGTTCTAAAGTAGATTAAGAGAGATTAGATCGATACATGGAACTCTATTTATTCAAATTGGATCGTTATAATTCTCTTTCCTCTATTGGTGTAAGGTCCGAACTGACGGATGAACAAATGGATTCTCCAAGTTCTACCTTATGTAAAGTGTCAAAGAATTTCTGTTCTTGCTTCATGATACTTATCAAATTGTTATGAGAGATTTTAAGATAATTCTTTCGTATATCAGGATAGATACTTGTTTCCAATCTCTCTAGCGCATCGTTGTAATCTTTGATTAAAATGGGAGACAATTCAATCTCATTCCTAGCATTGTTTAGGGTATGTGTTAATATCAACTGTGCTTGTAGTATCAACTCTAACTGTTCCGGGAACTTTTTAAACCTTATAAGAGCAGAAATAGAGGCGATGATAGAGGACAATGCAATAGGTACAAGTGCTACCATGTTGTTCGTCCAACCCATTTGAATTTTCATAGATTCAAACATACCCGTAGATAAGGACAAGACGATGATACATTTATTCCAACTGTCGTTATCCTTTTTTAATTGTTCGTGGGCGAGAGAAAGAGCATCCCTCTTTGCCTTTAGGTCTTGGATAATCATAGGCAACGTATGCTTTTCCATACTCTACTGTTTTATTATTTATAGTTCCTGTTCTATAAATGTATCCAACGAATGCTTATCACTCAAGTCAGAGTTTTTGTCTTCGTGTTTATATTCAAATAGATTTCCAAAAGCGGTCTCTTTGTGGGCATGAGCGGAAACAATATCTCCGTTTACCCTATGTATATTGACTTTTTTATTTAAATCTCTCTTGGTAGGTTTATCCACTTGAATAGATTCGTGAAATAGTTTGGTATACCCCGGATTGAAGACATGGACTTCTTTGACTCTATCTCGTATAGATTGAGATTGAGATAGGGTATTCAAAGCAATACTTCCACCAAGGGAATGTCCACCGAGAGAATACTCTTTATCGTCCCCGTATTGACGCATAATATCTCTTGTCTTTTGTCGTCTTTGTTTGAATTGCGGATTAGACCGCTGTGTTCCTGTACCAAGGGCAACATCACTTAATAAATCACGAGGGTTATTTATATTCGTCCCTGTATAATTGATATGGACTTTATCTCCTTTCGTGGCCGTCAATACGTCTTTGTTTGTATTGTTAGCATCTAAATTATACCCAAGACGACTTAATTTTTTGGTAGCATAAGCATCTTGTTTTTCTTTGTTTTCCCCTTGCTGATACCTATAATGTATTTGAGAGATTCTGGCGTACTCGTTCATTATAGGAAGCATTTATTTTATTTTTTATATAGCGTAATATTAAATGAGTTGTAGTATTATCATCCCTACGTATCATCGTAAAAAGTTTGAAAAGTTGATAGAATATAACCTACAATTACAGACGTATTACAATATAATAGAAGTCATTATTTTAGACGATGGTGACGATGAACCGTTGTGTATTAAAACCAAATATCCCATTCGGTATTATCGTGTAGCACGTTGTTCTATTGGTGCGAAGCGTAATCAAGGCGTTCAAGTAGCCCATGGTCATTACATTGCTTTTATGGATACGGATGATTTTTATACACCCGATTATATAGCGCATTCTATTTTTGAAATGGAATTTCATAACAAATCCATTGCTGGTTCGGCAGATATGAACGTGTATGACTTTACCCATTTTTATAAACAACGCTGTATCTTTTTACACTATCTCAATGAAGCGACTCTTGTGTTTAAAAAGTCTGTCTTTACTTCTTTTGCCGACGCAAACTCTAACGAAGCCTTACCTTTTTTAGGTAGTCAAATAGAGAAAATCATTGAAACCGATATTGATAAGATTATGTGTTGCGTCTCTCACGGAGGCAATACCATTCCCAAAGAACCTTGGTGTACCGATAAATATAGAATAAAACCCTTGATTCAATATTCTAATCATACTGCTTTATTATCTACGTTAAATCTATAAATGGCGTTGCAACACATGACTGTTAAACTCGTACCGCAAACCAGCAATGTCATACCGCCGGGTAAATTCATTTATACCGACGAAACCTTTTTAATTCAACCGCCTAAATACATTCAAGGAGAGGCATTCCCACAACAGGGTAAAGCACTTGTCCCCGCTCATTTTTCCTACGGACATCATAACCCTGATTTTACACCTATTTACACACCACCTACTCAATTAGCGATGAATTATAACACCTATATTTATAACAGCGTAACTGGATATACTTAATGTCTAAAGATATAGTAATGTATCAATTAGACACTCCATATTCTTCTCAAATCCTATTCTTGAACTCTGAAAATTCAATCTTTAAAAACATTGATGGAGAGGGTAGTTACCAGTATGATTTTCAAACGCCCATTCAACTGCCTACCAATTGTCAAATGCTTATCAGTATCACGGACGCCCAAATGCCTAATATAATTCCCAACGTGTCCTCTTCCAACAATACTATATCGTTTTCTATTCCAACCTTTAGCAAATTGTTTACCATTACGATTCGTGAAGACGATGGTATAACCGATAGAGTCTATAACGTTCAGGAATGGTTAGCGGTCGTGAATGAAAAGATTACCTATGAAGCAGTGTCTCAATTTAGTTTATATGGAGGATTCAATACGTCCACCTCTAAAATAACTTGGTATTGTAATTATCCTTTTCAAATCCTTTCTAATGTAGAATATCCTACAACCTGTTTTGATTTGATTGGATTTAAGAAGAATCGTTTTAATGAGGTGGTATATGAATCCGAAGGAGTTTTATTATCGTCTGTACTCAATCCCTCTTACCATATCACCATGCCGAGTTGTGTGAACTTTAGCGGAACGAGATTTATATTTGTAAAGTTTAAGAACATTTCCGTCAACAACATGAACAGCAGAGGTGTAACCGACCAATCGGTGGTTCGTATAGATAACAATGCTCCTTTTGGTTTTATGATATTTTACAGACCCGTTGAAGTTCATCGTTTTATCATTAACAGGCAAACCATAAATAATATTTCTTTTACTTTAACGGATACACAGGGTAAAGAGTTGAATATATTTAGTAACGATGCTCAAATCACCATCAAATTAGAATACATGTATAAACCCAATATTCGTTCTATGGAAGAAGGCACTATCAATTACGAGTTACGGAAACTGTCCAAAGTGTTGACAGATAAACCAAGTATAGCGGGTTCGTATAATCCTGAAACAAATGAATTCATAAGAGAATAAAATATATTATGATTTGGTAAAGTATAATGGCATTCGGACACAAGAAACCGTTAATGAATCGCATTGGACTAAAGAAATCGGCACACACGATGATGCGTATTGGACTTAAAGCAAGTGATATTGCCATGGCGGCCGCACCCGTAGTAGCGTTTGCCGGTCCTGAAGCTTTACCTGTGGCGGGGGCATTGGAGGCTGCTGGTTCTGCAGGAAGAGCCATCTTTGGTTTAGGAAGTAAATTTGTTTGAAAATTGAGAATGGATTTGAATTATTGTATGTTAAGATAGTATAATGTCTGCTCCAGATGCACTTGCCGAAAGTCTTATGTTTCCTGACACGAAACGCAGAAGCGTCGCATCCCGTTCGTACCGAACTAAAATCTCCCCCAACAACGGTCAGACCTTTACATCGGGTCAAGTAGTCAATATTGATATGCCTTCCAATCTTGCAGGGACGTATGTCAACTGGAATCAGTGCTACCTTAAGTTTAAGGTTACGTCAACTGAAGCATGTCGTCTTGACCGTTGTGGTGCAGCCGGTCTCATTTCTCGTGTGTCGTGTTTTACAAGCGGAGCTCAAATCTTTGACTTGCCCAACTGGAATGTGTTGATGACCATCCTTATGGATACAGATTCGTCTCCTGCCTACAAAGCGGGAATCGGTAACGTACTTATGGGAACACACGGTGGATATCAAGCAGGGGAGGAACTTGCGGCAGCTGCTACACGAACGTTTTGTGTTCCGTTTGCTCTCCACGCGTTTGCATTGTCGACACCGCATCGCCTCATGCCTTGTTTTTCTCAAGCTCCAGTCCAGTTCAAAATTTCGCTAGAATCGGCCGCTCTTGCCACCGTCAGCACCGTCTTGCCAGTATTAAATTACACAGAAGTAGAATTGGTGTGCATCATGACGGAACTCAGTCCAGGTGCACAGGCTCAAGTAGACCAAATGACGGGAGGCATGTATAATATCCTCGCTTCGTCTTACCAAAATGTAGGCACTACCATGGTCGGTGTAGCGGCTTCTGCTAATGCCGTAACCGCTAATCTTGGTCTAAGTGTTTCGTCTTTGGAACGTGTTATCGTATGCCATCGTCCAACCAGTTCGCTAGTTTTCACTGCTTACTCACTCGGCAATCGTACCAAAAACTTTTTATCGGAATACTCCATCCTAATCAACGGAGAGCAGTACCCTGCCCGTCCTGTCCTTGTGTCGGATAAAGGAGCAGAAGCTCTTGCAGAATATCTATTGTCTGACCACTCGCTCGTCAACTTTGATAAACAATCGTCCTTCAATATTGGTCTTTTTGGTGGTTCCCTTCCAACCAAAAGTAACGGTCTTGACGGTCAATCGGTGAATGGTATTCTTGAACCTTTTACATTTGACGCTGATGCTCTTGGCACAGAAGTGGGAAGCACCAATGTCTCCGCTTCCAACATTGGCAGTTTCATTACGGCAGTGGAATTGGAGACAGGACTATCGGATGGCAAGTCACAACGAATTTACTCGGGTATTAGCACCATCAGTTCTACCGTCAATTATCGTGGCATATATGGTGCGGGTTCTGTAAACGCCCAGATTGACTTCTTTGCACAATTTACGGTGCTCTTGTCGCTCAACATGAGAGGCACGGGAGTTTGGGCCGTTAGCGTTTAGGTCTCGGTATTGATTTAATTTATAGATTTAAACCATCTACAAATTAAATTTCTTTTTAAAGTCTTTTACAGATTCCTCTACAGTAGGCATGTTCCATAATATCCAACGAGATAAACTTCCAGCAGTTGTAGGGTCATTCCAGTTTTCATTTGTTCGGTGTCTTGCTAGATAAGCATCACGTTTTACTTTGGCCACTTCTTTATCTTGTTTATAATATTTGGTATAATCCATCATACCCTTTGCACCAAAATGTATCGTCTTTTCTCTCCCCTTTTCTTCAAACGTAGCCATAAGTTTCTTGTCTTTGTTCGTAGACGGACGTATTCCTATTAGTTTCATAACCTTACTTTCTATTAATTAAAGTTTAAAACAACTTTTTCGTGTTTGACGGAAAGAGGCGGTATTCTTCTGTCTACTACTTTATTCTCTTCTTCGGTGGATTTAGCAAGTAAGGTATACACTTCAGGAGCAAACCCGGGGAATCTTTCTTCGTAATAGTCTGCTTGATAGACTTTATAGTTGACGGTGTTCCAATCCAAATTATCAAAGCAATCCTCGTCAGCACAATAGTCTAACAATCCTTCAAACATTTTATGAAAGTTGCTTTCGTCGTGTTCTATCCATGCTCCTTTGTTGTCGTCGTTTAAGGAGTTTAACCCTGGAATATCCTGTGTATCTCTTTTGATAAGATTCCGTGTATTGTGAATGATTTGTTTAAAGTCGTTCGTCTGTTTCATCTTTAGCATTTCGTCCATATACTTTAAAACTATATTTTTTCTTTCCTATTCTATAATGAAATCTCTGAGTGACACCGAATCCGAACCCGACCAAACCTTGCAAAAGAAACCCGAAAGCGAAAGCCCAAGGTTGAACCCCAAGAAGTCAAAGAACCCAAGAAACCCAAGAAGTCCAAGGTTGCACCTGTAGCAGAACCTGTGGTAGAACCTGTGGTAGAACCTGTACCTGAATCCAAAGTAGAACCAGTAGAACCTGTCATTCCAAAACCAAAACGTGTATTGACCGAAAAACAATTAGAAGCTTTAGCACTTGCCCGTGAAAAACGCAAACTTGCCAAAGAAGTCAAGGTTGTCCCTGAACCCGAACCCGAACCACCTAAAGCACCCAAAGCACCGAAAGCACCCAAAGCACCCAAAGCACCCAAAGCACCTAAAGCACCTAAAGCACCCAAAGCACCGAAAGCGATTACACCCGTCAAAGTAGAACAACTTGCCCCTTTTGTATATCCTATCTACGTCTAAAATGAATCCTCTTTTTAACCTTTTCTGTGGTTAATAATATGAGTCTGGAAATCAAAGAAGAACCCAATTATAAATTAAAGATTATGAATAGTGCGAACCATTTAGACAAAAAATTAGCAGATGATATTCCTGAACCTTTACCCAACTATAGCGGGTTTAATTTTGTCATTGCTGGAAGCAGTGGTTCAGGAAAAACAACTTTATTGACTTCACTTATGGCCGCCAAAAAAAAGAATGGACTACGACAATCCTACCGTAAATGTTTTGATAATATTCTTATTTGTTCTCCTACATTAGGGCAAGGCAAGTCTATGAAAAAGACCCCTTTTCAGATATTCCTGAACCTCAAAAATGGAAAGTATTTAACAAACAAGTCATGGATGAAATATTCAAGACACTGGAAGAGAACCGAGAAGAAGAAGAAAATAGTATATTGATATTAGACGATATTGGGTCACAACTTCGTAAAAGTGCCGGTGCTGAAAAGCAACTCGTGTCCTTGCTTCAAAATAGAAGACACATGTTTTGTTCTGTCTTTATTTTAGTCCAAAAGTTTAAGGATTTACCAATGGGGATACGTAACAACATGTCCCACTTTGTCAGTTTTAGACCTAAAAATCAAATGGAAATGGAAGCCATCTGTAGCGAAACCATGCCCTTTTGTAAAAAGAATTATCAACAAATAATGAACTACATTTACGACAATGAAGATAAATTCAGTTTTCTAATGATTGACATGTCTCTAAAAGAAACCAACAAGTTTAGGTATTTCAAAAAGTTTAATGAAATATTTATCTCCTAAATCATAAACCATATATATATATTTTAAACTTTATATATATATGCCTCCAAAGCGTAAAGTCCGTAAGGGACAGACGCAAACACAGAGACAAAGTGTAGTCGTGAATATTGGTACGAAACGAAAAACCTCTGGTCGTGGAAGACTTCCTCCGCCATCCCAGCAGCATAATCTTGCTCCTACGTTTATTACAACCCCACAAATAGATTATACAAATTTGTTTGCTTCTTTGTTACATACTACAGCAAAAGTTCAAGACCCAGTTCCTATACGTAATCCTGTCACACCGTTAAGTGCTACGATGCAGTCTGCCCAACAAATGGCAGGAGCAGCTGCACTAAGCCGAGAAGCAGAAAGACGACCCGGGCCCACGGCGGATAATTTCCAACCTCTCCCAAGTGAAGCAGACGAAAGATTGGCGGCGAATATTCAAGCACAAGACGATGTTCAATCACAAGAAGAACTAAGACTTAAAACTATAGAAAGACTAAGGAGGGAAAAAGTGGGTCAAGGAGAAAGTGGTGGAGCACCTATAGCAACGGCTGTAGCAGAAGTTACCTCTATTGGACCTCCAACACCCACTAAAAAACAGAGAAAACCACGAGCTACAAAGGCAGAAATGGAATCAAGAGCAGAACAAGCACCTGACCCACGACAAAGTACTTTGGTTTCATTTTTTACACCAAGAATTGCGACACCAACTGCACTATCCGTGAGTAGAAGCGTTTAGACAATCTCCAAAATAAAATATTGTTAAACTATATATGGCCATCAAGATTATATGCGGTCACTCCGTTTTCAACGAAAATGCTTTAGTCATGTCTAAGAAATACAAGTGGGCATTAGAAACTGATTTTGACCCACAGAAAGGCGACTTGTATATTGTCTTTGGAGGACACGAATTGGCACATCAACTCTTGGAGATTCAATTTAAGAAGAACAGTTCTTTTGGATATATTTTATTCAACAGCGAACAAATCCATTCTCAATTCTTTAAGAACAAATATTATATTAGTCTTATGAAACGTAATATCGTGTTTGATTACAATGCCCTTACGACCGAGTATTTAAAAAAACGTTTGAAATCCGTGTCTTGTCGCATTTCTATTTTGAGTTTATGCGTTTTACCCAAGAGTCTGTGAGAGAATATGACGTGACCTTTATAGGCACTCGTAGTGTAAAGCGTGACACACTACTACAAGAATTGAAATCCAAGTATCCTCATTTAAACTTTTATATAGACTTGGAATGGAAACATGCCAACGCCCAATCCCTTACGGATATTCTACACAAAAGTAAACTCGTTTTAAATATACCATACTACGAAAAGGATCATGCTTTAGAAACCCACCGCATCAATAAAGCAATTGCCTGTGGTTGTCAAGTCATGTCTATACCGAGTTCAGACGAAGACGCTAACGATTTTTACAAAGACTACGTTCATTTTACAGACACGTTTGATTTAGATGCTCCTCTTGAACCTAAACAAAATTACGGTCATTTAATCCAGTCGTTGTCTCAAAAGTTTAACCCACCGATGTTGTTTATGATAGAACATATACAAAAAAAGTTCTCGTCTATATCTAATGAACCCTCCACAGAAATGGTACAGCAACCAACCACCGATACCGGATGTATGTCCTCTCACGAAGAAACGAAAGAGTAGACTGGAAACTCAATTTGAAAAAGAATATCCCTTTGTGACTTGGACGCTACGTGATTTATCTCTCACGTTTAAGATTCCTGTTTCTACTTTAAAACCCTTGATGCAAGATAAGGAAGCATGTCTAAAACTACTCTTAAAACTATAGCAACATGGAATTCGTTGATATAGTTTTTTAAAGTATAATACTATAGTATGTACCAAGTATCCTTGGCAGGAAGTTCAGTCAATTCTGCTACCGTCAATCTAAATATAAGCAGTGATAATCTGTCCGTCACGAATGCAAGTATTACCAATTTAACGGTTGGAAATCTTAAAACCACCACGTTTTCACCCAACGTATTCAATACAAGTTCTTTGAATGCCTCTGCCCTAACGTTACCGTCCAACTATATTATGCCGTTGTTGAATGTATCTAAATTAAACGTATGTAATCTGTCATGCCTCCATATATCCGCCACGTCCCTTACCGCACCCAACGTCCAACCCACTCTTACGGCAGGAACTAACATTAGTATTTTAAATAATGTAATTAGTGCTTCCAACGACGCTTTAATACCCTCGGCTTTAAACGCTTCATCCTTAAGCGTTACGGGTTCTGTAATCATCGGCGGTGAGACCTTTATAAGCGACAGTCTATTGGTGACGGATACTTTACAAGCGGGGGACTTTGTATGCAATGGAACGATAACAGGCACGAACTTATCCACGACCGCCTTATCCTTTGGCAACGCTTTGGACTATGCTCCTTCCACCAAAACCTTATCGGTTGAGACCACTGGACTCGTCACTCAAAACTCTACTACTCCTATCACCAGCGGGGCAGTCTATAGTGCTATCAATACTTCGTCGTCTCAATTACATAACGTCCAACATTTTCGGGGTGTGACCGGTACAAGCGAAGAAAGTGTGACCCCCGTAGACTATATGATCGGACCAACAGTGACAGGCGATGTGTTTTTTTTAAACTACTATCCCAAGTTTGAAAATAGTTATATCACCGTTCAAATGTGTTTTGCGTATACCTTTGGTGTTGCGGGGGCGGATTCCTTATATGGAAGAATCGTCGTAGGCATTCAAGACAATACCTCCGACGTCACGATTCAAGACCAACGACAACGATGGAACGGCACAGCGGGAGGAGGCACACGAAGCGGTGACATTGGTATGTTACAGGGTACGTATAAAAATACAACTCCAGCGGGTCAGTTTGACCGAATCAAGTTGGAAATATTTAATCAAAGCACTGGTGATAGTTTTAACCTTTTATACCCCGAATACATTAGTGTTATGGTGACCGAAACCTTGGATTTAAACGGACCCGCAGCCACCAATGTCTATATAGGGTCGGGTAATATTTCGTGTAATGCTATCAGTTGTTTAGCCTTGTCCGTCAACCCAGGCGTCCGCACCTTGGCGACCATTGGTTATACAGAATTCGGTAATGCGTCTTTGGCGTTTGATACGTGTTGTATGTCTTTACCCGGCAAAGCCAATGAAACGGAATATGCCTTTGCTCAATTCACCAACCACACCACGACAATGAACTCTATGCCCTCTTCCTATCTGTCTTTCCGCCATGCCAATGTAGAGCAGATGGTAATGCGTAATTCTAATTTTGGAATCAATACATCTGAACCTACGCAACGATTGACGGTAGTAGGCAACGTGTCGGTAAGAGGGGATATCAAATGCTTTGGAAACATTGAGGCACACTCCGCAACCTTGTCTGGACTCACCGTAGACGTTGCCAACGGACTCATAGACAACCTAACCTGTAAAAACGCCTCCTTTTCTGTTGACGTGACTGTGGCGGATTTAAATGTAGTTGGAACTTTGAATATACTTGGTAATGTGTCTGGAAACCTCGTGACGGCAGGACAAAATGTAACCGTGGTAGATAATGTCATATCCGCTTTTGTAGAAGGGACGGCCGAACTCAATATATCGTCTTTACACGTAGACCATACCACCAACTTGGCGGGTGTTTTAAACGTGTGTGAAACCTCCACCTTTGAAAAATCCTTGAATGTAAAGGAAAACTTGTATGGCGGAGAAGCAGGAGTAAAAAGCGGACAACTCATATTGTATTCTTTACAGGTCGGCAACAATGCCGTCATTGCAGCGGACGTTCACTCCATGGTTATAGGCGGGACCGGTACAATTACTTCTGTGGACACGTATTTAGGGTTTGATAAAGTCTTTTCTATTACCAAGACGGAGGTCAATATATCCAACAACGTCAACATTAGCGGGACACTGACGGCGGACTCTATCAACATTGAATCTATCGCCAACATCAACGCTTGTTCGGTCAATGCCTCAATAGGTAACTTTTCAACCCTGCCTGTTGTCAATAGTTCTACGGGTAATTTTTCAACTCTAAACGCCGACCAGTTCTTCACGTCTAATATGACCGTGTCTGCTCCCGACAACGAAGCCACTTCGTTCGTGATTCATAATGTATGTGCCGACAAAACAAACTATGCGTTGTATCAAAACGCCGACGGACAAACCAATCTGAATTCTTCCAACCATTTGTATTTTAGAACAAGGGGAGAATTACAAATGAAGTTAGACAGTGCGGGTCAGCTGGGGATTGGTACTTTAACACCCGATGCGTTACTACACGTTTCCGGTACGGCTATCATAGACACGTCTTTACAATCACCTCTTTTGAATACGTCTTATCTCAATGCGTCCGAGTTGTTCGTCAGGTTCGGGTCAGAGTTTCAGGGGTCAATGCTTATACGAAACGATTTAGAAGTAGACAATAAGATTACGGCGGATAATATTAGATGTATAGAACTATTGAGTGGTGTGAATGTGTGTATGACGGGACAAGTAATCTCAAGCCTACTAAAAGCAAACAACCGAGTCGATGCCCCTACTGTCAATGCGTCTACGGGGAATGTGTCTATTTTAAATGTAAGTCAAATCAATATTAGTTCTATTACGCTAAACACGTTCAATGTCAGTCAAGTCAACGCAAGTTCTATAGACGGCGACTTAATCGTTGCCGACGAAATGGTAGCCACTCAATTAGAAGCAGTAACGGGAGCAATAGACGAACTGACTACCATTGACTTATTTACAGATGTCTTGTATGTCTCTCAAGTCAATGCGTCTAATCTATCGTGTATCAATGTATCCGCAACCAACGGAGCATTTACTGTATTGCGTAAGTTAGACCCTAATTTGGGGTTAGAAATCTTTAGTTATCAAATAACCACCGACGAACTTTATGTGACGGACGCCGTTACGGAGAATATGCTAGCTACGGATAAAATTATTATTCAAACTGCCCTACCTACTTTGTATTTAAGAGACACAGACCATATAGCAGGGGCTATACAACAAAACAATGACCTTATGGCGTTTCGGGCGACCTCTAATGTAGGCGGTCCGTTAGTATTGACCAGAACCATGTTTCAAATAAACTGCTCCACCGACGACGCATTGTTTTATGGGAATGTATCGGTTACGGAAAAACTACAATCCGCCGGACTTGTATCTACGAACGCTTCTCTCACGAATCTCTCGGGAGTCAATGCTTCTTTTACTTATCTGACGGCAGACAATCTACAGGAAACCTTAATCGCAGGACCGGGTATAGCGATTGTTGACCGTACCATATCTACACAACAGATTTTAGTGGCTGGGAATAACATACAAATTATAGACGAGACGATAAGCACCACCTCACTTTTAAACATTAGCAATGTGAGTTCTGAAAAAGGAAAAATCGTCAATCTATCGTGTACCAATCTATCCGCTACTTCTATCACTGCATCCAACGTCCAACCTACTTTAACCACTGGGTCTAATCTTACACTGGTTGGAACGCTTATAAATACATCCAGTAATCTCAATATATCCAACGTTTCCGTTGTCAATGGTTTTATCTACACTTTTGAAGCAGATACCATTGAAACCATTGGATTGAACTCACAAGGCGTTTTTGCTGACGAAGCAGACATCACAACCGTCCGTGCCATAGGCGTAGACACGAATACCCTTACATGTTTAACAGGTGGTATTACCAATTTAAGTTCTACCAATATTAGTGGAGCACGAGGAACGATTACCAATATGAGTTCAACCAATAGTAGTGCTACCCGTGGAACGATTACCAATATCAGTTGTAGTAATATCAGTTGTACTGGAAAATAAATGTTCTTAACTTGTCAGGCACAAACGCCACCTTTACGAGTTTGACTGC